ATGTATTTTGTTTTAGCAATATTTACAATAATCAGTGCCAGTGTAAGTTTAGGTTATTCAATTCAAGCATGTGCATCTAGCCATAATATAAATGCATATTATGCACTTAGTCGAAGCTTACCTTTATTTTTATTAGCTATTTTTTCTTTAGTCATTCATAGTGCTATATTTTTGATAACTATATCCATTGCAATGATCTAAGTTCAATTTTTAGATGTTATTGTTGGCTATAAAAGTGAAGATGTCTTTAAAACTTATGGTCCATTAGCAACATCTGTAGTGAACTTAATATTATTAATAGTTTTCTTATTTTAACTCACTTATACAACGAATCTTAATCGAACTAATATCGAATTATCTAAAGAATATTTGATGTAGCTTTCAATTAATTTAATAAAGACCAGCACTCTAATGCCACAATCATGTTGTATTTGTGTTGTCGCTTTATCCACCATCAATGATTATTTTTTACACCAATCAAAAAATCGGACTGATATAAATAAGTACAAAGCTTATCTATCAATCCGATTTAGTTATAAAACAAAAAAAGCCACAGTAATGTGGCTTTTTGTTATATTCAGTATCAAAATGGTATCAATAGCCATTTTCGGAAGTTAAGAATGGCTTAACAACGCGGTTTAAAGCTATCCAATACTACCTTCCATTTCGATTGAAAAAACTAATTTTTAAGGACTTATTTTTATAGAAACATTGATTTAATGCGATTTAAAACGAAGTTATTTCTCTCGAAATTTTGAGGTTATTATTTTTTGGTATCAAAAATGGTATCATTTGTAGTTATTTTAGCTTCATATATTAAAATAACCACACTCCTAAATTAATAGGTGGTGTGGTTTTGTTGTATTAAAAAACCGAATTTAATATATCTATGTTTTATTTAACATGAATCGCCTTGTTATTTAAAAAATACACCTATTATAATACCGATAATACTTACAACAGTAGGTGCAGCTATACCTATCCAAAAGCGATTACTAGTTAATTTTTTATCGTTGATTTCATCTTTCAAATTTTTTATTGCTAAGTCTATGTCTTTACTCAACGAAATTTGTGACTTTTTTATACTGTCTTCAACTTTATCAAATCTAGTATCTAAGTGCCTTTTGTGTTCCTCAAATTCCGGTCTAGTAATGTATTCATAACTCATATTACCACCCTCCACTTTTTTAAAGGCTAGGTTTCCACCAATACTATCACTTGTATAAAACTCACTACCACCTACACTATACCTATCATATCGTTGATGATTATTGATTTTAACGATATTATTCATCGCCATAAATTTTGCTCATTTCATTTTGAAGAGTATCAATATCTTTAATTGTTCCGTGCATATTTTCATATTGTGATAAAGCTTGTTCTAAAGCTTTATTTAATTGCTTTGCTAGACTAGGATTCATAATAATTTTTTTATTACTTAAAAATCCGCTAGGGGTATGTTGTTTGAAATCCACCATAAGATCTGTGATGCTTACCTGCACATCTAAAGCGTTAGCATAAAATATTTCATAGCTTTCACCAAAAATATAATCATTACTTTTATTTAATTCAACATTAAGTCTTTCATTTTCGTCCATATATTTTCCTCCTACATTAACGTCTATATAAATAATATATGAGATAATCTGAGTTTAGTAGACAGAACATAATGGCGAACAAAAAACAACCACCCAGTAACTAGTATGGGTGGTTAAGGTGTGCCTTTAGCACTTAATAAAACCGATAATATGCTTTATTATGTCGCAAATATTTCAGCGACTTGTTATGCACCACCACACAAACTTACTCCTATCCAGGAACACAGAGCTTTGTCGCTCGTCAGCAACGTCATATGAATTCTCAGTTCATGTTGTGGTGACACTTTAAACGTTCTGTGCCAGTAGCGACCGAGTCATTTCAAGAATGACCATTTCACATTTATATTATAACACTTGTCGTGCGTAACTGTATAGTTTTTCAGTTGTATTTAAAGTTAAGTTATCTACTTCGCGCTTTCCTTGCCTTAATTGTGAAATTACATATTGCGCTACGCCAGTTTGTTTGTGAATTTGGTAACCTGTTATATCACTTTTGATCAATTCAATTATTTTTAATTTATAATCACTCATATTATCTACGTCCATTCTTTTTATCTAAACAATAAAAATGTGTTTTTCTCCCGATAAATAATAACAATGGTAGGCTTAATAAAAACAATATTAAATACATTTGTTCTGTCATAATTGAAAACCTCCAAATAATATTATATTATATAAGTGTAAGGAGGAGCCATCAGGCTCCAAGCATAATGTTAATCTTTGTTGTTTGGCTTTCGGTCTAGGTAGCCGAGATGCCATTCTCTAAGTTGTTTTAACACTTCTGGAATTATCAGTACTGCCAATACTTGATGTTCTAGAAGTGTTTTTATTATGTCTAGCATGAGGCTTTTCACCTCCTTACACATAATTTGTAAGTCATCAACTAACCTACAAATATAATTATACTAAACAATTGTTTATTAAGCAAGTATTTTTTTAAATTTGCATAAAAAATAGGCAAGTACCGTAGTACCTGCCTGTTATCTACATTTAAATCTTGAGAGAAATGTTAAAAAGTTCTAGTAAAATAATAGCACATTTTATCTTTAAATGTAAATAGAAAGCAGGTATGTAACGCACCTGCTTAAATAGACATGACTATGTCATTCTAACTGATTTCTCCCCATAAGTCACCTAATATCTGATTAGGTGGGGCAGAACCATTCCATGTTCTAATAGGCAAGTAATAACGTTGCCCCTCCCATGTATATCCTACCCAAACATGACCATCTTGTAACATCACTTCTGTATAATCACAATACCCACCAGGTTGGAACTGATAACCCACTGGACAAGATAAGAATGGCCCCACTTTTCTTACTGTGATTGGTTGATTGCCGTTTGTGAATCTAGCACTTTCTTCCATGTAGTAAGTACCATATTTATTACGTTTCCATGCACTTGCAACTGGTTTAACTGTATTACTTGAAGCGCTTGACTCATTAGAGACAGTGGCAACCGGTATTTTACCATCCATGTACGCCCTAATCTGCTTGATAAAGTAGTCTTTAAGTTGCAACCGCTTGTCTTCTGGCAATAGGCCACGAGTTACTGGGTCAAAACCAGTGTGTAAAACCGAACTTCTATGAGGGCATGATGTTGAAGTAAATTCATTGTGCAATCTGATTGTATTTCTGTTTGCTGGTAATCCCCATTTTTTCAACAATCTAGCGCATTCTTGGAAAGTCGCCTGTTCATTTTTTAAAAACGTCGCATTATCCGCTCCCATTGATTGACACACTTCAATACCGTAATAATATTTATTGCCTAATTGGTTAGCAGTATGCCAACCTACTTGCGATTCATCTAAAGCTTGCCACACTGTGTTACCTGATACATAACTATGCGCAATACCCGCTTCTAATCTTGATAAAGGTGCGTTAACTAATCCGTTTCGATACGCTTCTGCTGTTGCCCCTTTGCTTCCTGCGTCGTTATGAATAACTATACCCTTAGGATTACCACCACGTTTAGGAAGGTCATAACCTTTAACCACATCTTTGATAATTTTAAGTTCTACCGCTTTAGGTTGTGGCTTAGCTGTTTCCTTTTTAGATGCTTGCGTAGGAGATTGTATTGATCGTGGAGCTGTTTCGCTTTTGAAGTTAGGACGGATAAACCACATAGGGAAATCGTAAGCATGTTGTCGTCTTGTAACTTTTTCCCAACCCCAGCCGGGTTGTTCGATTCTGTCAGTCCAGCCACCGCCTAGCCAATTCTGCTCATATACAATGATATAATCTAAAGTTGCTTCAATTACCCATGCTACGTGTCCGTATCCTGCACCGTAATTGCTACCGAACACAACCATATCGCCGGGTTTTGCCAAAAAGTCCGGCGTATTTTGGTATACAGTAGCTAGTCCATCAAAATTGTTTGCAAATGGTATATCTTTTGCTCCTAAACCTTTTAGAAGTAATCCAAACAAAACTTTCCAACCAGCATTGGCATAATCAAAGCATTGAAATCCATACCATAAGTCCACATTGAATTGTTTTCCCTCAGAAGTTTTCAACCACTCTATAAACTCTTTTTTAGTCAATTTTGCTTGCATTGTCGCCACCTCCGTGATGATACTCGTTCACGTCAAAGCCAACATCGTTAGAGGCGTCTGTGAAAGGTTGTGATGTATCATATTCTTTTGGTGCTTTCGTGCTTAATTCCGGCGTTAAACTGCTGTCTTGTGATGATTTCCACGTAACTTGTTGTTCTTCTTTATTGCTATCTCTAGGCGCTTGATATGTCTGTGCTATAGATGAATCTGAGACGCCTTTTGACGTTGGGTCAGTAATAACGCCAATCCCTGTAAGTAGCGTGAGGATAGCACCTATAATCGCGCTGGCTTGATTTAATTGAGTTGATAAATCGAATCCGAATAAATCTGTGATTTGTTTGATAAATAACAACAATGCACCAACTAAACCTGTTAATACTGCTTTATTTTTAAATCTCAATTTCCAGTTAATATCCATTTGTTTGCTCCTTTTATCCAAAATAAAAAACGACTAAAAAATTAGTCGTTTAAAATTATTCAATGGTCAATGTCGGAGATCCTGAATAAACATCACTTATAGTGACATACAACATCCCTGAAGGATTACTAAAGTTGATATTTTTACTTGCAACTCCGCTATTGACTCCTGATATTCCTAAATCACTTGAACCTAAATTAGTTTGCGAAACCCTCATTATACCGCTACGTACATTTTCTATTGTCACCTGATAACTTTTATTAGGTTCAACTCCATTTATTGTCCATTTTGCTGTTGATTCTTCTATGCTATCCGGATATTTATTTTTAGGTAAGGGTTTTATTACAAAAGATGAAGGCTTTTTCCATACTTGGATATTTCCAGCATATACTTTTGTATATTCTTCGCCTTCGTAAATAAGCTTCTTTACATTTTTAAAATTACCTTCCATAAAATCACCCCTTAATTAAGTAAAGTGTATTAGGGTCTTTTTGGTACAAATAATTATATTCTGTTTCACTGCCTGTCCAAATATTCAGTGACGGCTGCGAAGAACCGATAGGTTGATAAAGTTTATCTGCTTCCTGTTTTGTAAAAGCATTTGATGATAAAAGATAACGTTCATCATGACTGTGATTTATGTCTGATTTTTTTGATAAAGCATTTTCTAATCCTTCAATCTGTTTGATTGTATGACTATGATTTTTATCTGCATACAAACTGTTTAATGATTGCTTGAATCTCTCAAAATCTTCTGTACTAACTTTTGAGCCAATCTGTTGCAATACACTTTCTGAAATAGAGTTGTTTTGTATTGCTTCTGCTAATTCTCTTAATGTGTTCATAGATTCAGGCGCGCTATCAACTAGTTCAGCAATTTTTGTATCCGTATACGTTTTAGAGTCGTTGAGAGTTGTATCTTTGATTTTTTCAACTTCTTGCAATTTATTTTCTAACCCTTCAACATTTGCGATATTGATTTTGTCCAATAACTCAGGTTCTGCTTTGATATCTGTATCTTTACCATCAATTTGCCACATTTTAGTGTCAGGATTGATTGATACTACAGTACCGTTTTTACCGGGTGCGCCTTGTTCTCCTTTTTTACCTGCTTCACCTTTTGCTCCAGGTTGTCCCGGTTCGCCTTTATCACCTTTCGCACCTTTAAATCTACTTTCATTCTTTTCGATGTAAGAAATGACATCTTTATCTATTTTCTCTTTAAAGTCTTTGCTCAATAAATCTGTCGCGTTATCTTTTAAAATTCTCGTAATAGCATCATCTACCAATTTAACATCGATTTCTTTTGCTACAGCAGATTCAATGCCACTATCAACGATATTGAAAGAAAAGTTCGCGACATGTATTTTTTCTTCTTCTTTCTCTAAAAACAGCTTACAACGAACATAACCAGCGTGTTTGATAACCTTTTTAGGTATCTTGTAGGTAATGAACCCTTTTACAACATCGTCTATAATAAGGGGCTCATTTTTGAATATAGAGCCATCTTCCATAAACAAATGCAATCTAGGTGTTAAGCCATGTGCTTTTAGATCGATACGACCTTGTTTGTCATTGATACCTATTCTTATAGATGCTGTATTTTCATCTTCAGTGTAAAATCGACAGCCAATGTCACCTAAGTCAACACCATCATTTTTTATTCTCGTTTCAACATCTTTTATTTTGTACATTTATACACCTCTTTATTTATATTTATCTCTTATAAAGTAGATACCTTTTAAGCCGATTTGTTTATATAGCTTAGCGATTGTACTAGCTTGATGTTGGCACCACTCTATAGCAGTAGCGTATTGGTGCGTAGCTGGATTCTTAGGATTCCATCTGATTCTGTACAGTGTATTCTGCCCTTTGTTGATGTAATCCTTTCTTACGAAGCTAGCACCGCCCATGATTGCTTTTGCTGGGGTTGTCCAACCTTTATTTTTAGCAAATTTCATTGCATAATCAGGGTCGTTGTCGAATGCACCAATACCGAAGTAATTATATGCACCGTATCTACCACTAGCGAAGTTACTTGTTCCGTATCCACTTTCTAAGAAAGCGTGCGCGATCAAATAGATTTCGTTAATGTTGTTTTTCTTACAGGCTTCTGCAAATGCTTTGCCTTGTCCGTCTAGTGTTCCTTTCCCTTTGAGTATCTTATTAAGCGCACTAACTGAAACGCCTTGATACTTGCCTAAATTAAGCATTTGATAGCATTGTGTGTTACTTTCCCATATTCGCTTAACATTCATTGCTGAGCTCGTTTGTGCTCGTGTTGCATTAGCCCAGCCCCATGTATGAGATTTTTTCGGGTTACCCCTAGACATTTGTCTATCCAGTGCTTGCTGGAACGTGAACGGACTTTTTTCAGTAACGATGCTTGGTTTTTCGTCTGATGCAGTGGGTCCTCTTGTTGACGCACTGTCAATCGATGTTTTATCACTAATTCTTATTGTTGTTTTTGTAGTTACTTCTTTAATATTTTCTCGTTTCAATATATCTCGTTTGATGTACGTCTCAAGCATTTTCTTTTTGACTTGCTCATACTTTGCGTCATCCGGTATACCTTGCTTAATCAAGTCGTAATTAATTAAATCTTTCATACTACGCCAAATATTAGGGTCTACCTTTAACGTCGTTTCAGATAATTCTTTATCTGTTCCTGACAACAACCATACACCCCGTATTAAAGCTTGTATTTGGTTCATTAAGAATTGACGCTTACTATCTGTTTGACCACCACATACTTCAATAACTAGCCAATTAGGGTGACGCGGGTCATCAAAATTGGTTGGTCTAGCAAGCCATGTAGCCTCTCTATCGACATATAAATGCGGTATTTCATAATCGCTTATAAACTTATTTCTTTGCGTATAAAGTTCGTCTACAGAACGCATATGCATTGATTCTTTTATATATAATCCTTGAATATCTGAGCGTTCATCACCCATTACAACTATATGATCAATGAAGTGCTCTTCTTTATCTAAAACATTGCTGTAAGCAGTGTATTTTACTGTTTTAACTTCTTTAAATTGCGGTTTCTTCGCTTCGCCAGTAATTGTTGAGTCATTGGCTTTTGATGCTGAACTTGTATCAGTACTACTAGGTTTGCTAGTATCTTTTGAATATGGAGGTCTGACAAAGCCTGTAACACTTACATAAGGGTGTCTTACTAAACTTCCCGGAGAACCTGTCCAACTATTAGAATTAACCCAGTTTTGGTCAACACTATAAAAATAACTTTTATTAGATGGTCCTACTACTATTGCGGTGTGTCCGTCCGAACCTATTCCGTTGCCAGGGTGCCAAACTGCGATGTCTCCAGGTTCCGGTACAAATCCAGATGAATAACGATAGAATCGGAAACCCTTAGGATATCTGTAATTAGCCATATCCTTAGCATTGCCCCATGTTACAAAACCCCAATATCTTTTAAAAATAAAGTTAGGTGTATCCCAACATTGACTGCCCCGATAATTATCTATATTAATCCTCTTACCAATATTCGACTTTGCCCACTCTACTACTTCACTAGCTGTAGGTTTTCTGTTTTTTGGATTAGGTAATCCCATGTATGCACCTCATTTCAATCAAAATAAAAAGCCAGTGCCGAAGCACTGACTCTTAACTGTTATTTACATTTACCAAACCAGAAGCACGCCCAGAAGCTATATCCTAAAATCCCTTTAAGCATGGTAATCACCTCCTTTAAATGCCAAAAATAGTTTTTAACAAGGCTATAACAAATGTACTTAGAATCGTCCCTATTAATCCTAGAATCCACATCTTGATGTCTCTAATATTTTTAGCATTTTTCTCTTTATTTTTTTCATCTTCTTCTTTGTCACGCCTTAGTTCTTCGAAATTTCTATCTAACTTGTCATAAATTTTTTCTTGCGTTCTCAGACTGTCTTCTATTCTGTCGAATTTTTCAAACATAGTCTTATCATTTTCTTCTAATCGCGTTAAACGCCAATCTTGTTCGTGTCGTTTGGTAAAGCCAAACATTACGCCACCTACTTTGCGTTAAATTAAAAAGCCACAAGCATTACACCTGTGACTTTTCATCTTTTGTTTCTGGATATTTTTCTCCAGTGATCAATGCATATTCTTCTTTGTCGATTACACCCATGTCTACGTACCACTTAATTTGGTCATTTTTATAGCAACCCCACACATAAAAAGTTTTAATGTCCTTGAAAGTTGGATAAATCATCTTAATTTTCTCCATTTAAACGTCCTCCTCTGTATTTGTTTTACCAGCTTTTAGTTCAGTCAACTGTTGTGTTAACATAGCGTTTTGTTGCTTTAATTCCATCGCCAAAATGTTTACTTGCGTCACCTGCATTTGCATACTTGCAACCATTCCGCGAAGTTCTTCATCACTCAAATCTGATTCACTTTGTTGGTTTGATGCATTCGGTACGTCTTCTTTTTCGAAATTGCTATTGTATTTAATTTCGCCGTTAGTGAAAACAAACTTTCTAGGTTCGAACTCTTCTTTAAATTTAATAGGCACATTGTTATCATCTACATCTAAACTATTGCGTAAACCGCCAGTATTAACGTATCCGATAACCTCGTTTTTATCGTTTACTGTGATTTTCATTATTTCCACCCCATAATTTTAGTTATAGTTACTTTGTTTGCATTAGCACCAGAACCTGATGTTTTGCCTAAATCGAAATACACATCATTATCGATTCTTAAAGTTGTGCTACTTGTTTTGGATAGTAAGCACTCATAAATACCGCCACCGTTACCCTCTGAATCAACTACATTCGCTTTACTTAATTGAATTGCGTTAGGTAATGCGGTTAGTCCGAATCCCTCAATAACACCACCTGGATAAGTTCCACTTACCAACAAAATAGAATAGTTTGTGTATGGTTCGGTTAGATTGATTGTTGTACCTACACCATTTGCGCCACCGTCGAACAATACCGTTGATTTATGTTCATTAGGAACTGTCCACTGTGGCTCAAGTCTGCCGTTTGTGATTGATCGTGTGTAAATCTTTTTAGAGTTATAAGGCGTGAAGTTAAATAGCTTGTTTGTATCGTCTTTAACGAATACTGATAAATAACCCTCATAACTTTCAACACTACCTGGTAAATCCGGCACACTTGTTACGTAATAATTTCCAGCCCCCAATGCTTCTAAATTGCCTTTGGCGTTATATAAATTCTTTTGAATTGATTGACCATTATGTTCTGTTAATTTATGTTGTTGCCAGCTCGTTGTTCCGAATTTATCATCTACATACTGTTTAGCTTGATTCAGTGTGTTGTTAGATGTTTCTTCAACAAATTGCTTAGTTAAGTTTCCATCATTCTTTTTATAAAACGGGTACCATGTGCCGTAGATTTTGTATTTTGTGTACTCATCGTTTGAATCATCTGGGTACCATGTTGCACGAGCAGTATTATTATCAACAACATAAACAACTAACACACCAGATTTGCTTGATGTATAAGTTGATTCATCGAACGAAGAACCGTCATCAACACCATCTTGTCCAGGCTTCTCTAACGTGCCTATATCCGTCTTTTCTGGCGCATCTGTTGCGTTAGTAATATGAATAATCCTAGATGTGTTAACTGTGCTTAAAACGCTATCTATGGACTGCTCAGACGATTCAATTGCTTTACCGTAATCATCAGTAAGTTTAGACTTTTGCCAATTTGTTGTTGAATTACCTTTAACAAGGTCAGCGCCATTGATTTGTTGTTCAACTTCGTTAACACGTTCAAAAATCGCTTGCTCTTTATCAACAATTTTCTGGAACTCGCTATTTATATATTGAACGGCTTTGTCTTGTGTTGTTGTAATCATCTGTACCGCTTCATTTTGTTTGATTTCTAATCTTTGAATACCTTGATTAATACGACTATCAATTTCAGTAACCAACGATTTTGTATCACTTAAACTTTTCTTTAAGTCCTCAACTTCTTCTTTAACACTTTCTGTTAAGTCCTGAATTGACTTGATATAAACTAGCTTTGTTTTACCGTCAAAATTACTAATTAAATCATTCTCGATATTGAAGCTAAATTGACGCTCTACAATTACGTTATTGCTACCGTTTTGAGTAAAATATGCTTGCGCATGTACTCGACCAGTGTATTTTAAGAACTCGTTTGGGATAACGTATTGCATTCGTCCATTAATTGCATCAACAATTGTAAGTTCATCACTAATATAAGCGCCGTGTTCATCGTCGAAGTTATCCGTCTTAAGCACAATACTAGTCATCGCATTATGTTTGCTGATTGATAACGGCTTATTATTCTTAGTTACTGCAAAATTTAAAACACCAGTTCCTCTATCTGATTCATAGAAACTGATGTTTGTGTCAATAACCGGATTATATTGTGATGTTGTTTGTAACTCGATTAAGTTATCATCTTTTGAAAAATTATCTACTACCATTATTCAACCTCCTTACCTTCTATTATGCTCCAACCACTATTACCACCAGTACCAAAGTTTCTAACGAAAAACTGGTGAGCAGAAGCAAAGTTATTACGTCTTAGCACTTGTGTTGTGTTACCCGGTGTATTTGATTTTACTTCTAACACCCAGCCTGCAATACCTTTGTAATCTTTAGGGAAGTCAGAAAAACGTTTTGATTCTTCAGTGGTGATATAGAAGTCTAAACCAACAATTTTTAAATCAGACAATTTCGTGATGCTCTTAGGGATATGTTCCCAATAACCAGCACTTTGTGGGTTAAAATTCCATGAACCGTTGTTTTTCTTGTTAAAGATGTCGATAACACGTTCAAATTTGAGCATATTTCTACCTGTGCTGTTTCTAGTTAGTACTTGTCTTAACGCACCATTATAATGACCAGGCAGTACATCAAAGAACCAACCTGCATCTCTAAACGCTTTCGGTAACGGGAAATCTAACGCATTTTGTGTGTCTTGCGTATAGATATAGTAATGACCAACTTCCGTAATATCACTTAGATATGCTGGGTTTTGTATTGGTAACGGTTTAACACGTCCGCCTGAATCAGTCATCGATACTTGAGGTGCAATGTTTTTTAAGAATTGGTTAACACCTCTTTGGCCGATGGAATAAATTGAGTGATGTCTGTTGTTACCAGGTCCAATAGTTACCCCTATTAAAAGCGCTTTGCGTCCTGTTTCTAGATCGTAATACATATCTAGACCCTCAGCTTCTTGGAAGTCTCCTTTAAAGTTATTATTCACACCACCAATATCGATACGTCGTTTAAATAACAATTCTTTTGTTTTTATATCGAAACCTTGTAAGTAGTTAGGGTTGGCTGTATTCGAATCACCTGTATACCAATATAAGATACCTGCATCATAAGTGATACCTTGCATAGGTTGTGTATCTGAAGTGTATTCCATAGGTATATCCATTTGATACAATACTTTGTCTATACCTTTATCAATATCGTCAGCACTTCTTACTTCAATGAAATTCAATGAATTCTTAGCTTGTCTTTCAGAAGCTTTATATTCACGTCTGAAAATCATTAAATTTTCTATAGGATTATAAATCGCTGACGTATATCTGTCGTTAAATATATTCGGCATGACATCTTGCATTTCATTACCATAAGTTATTTCTCCAGTTCTATATTGGAAACGTACAAACTTGTTGTTTTTGTTACTGTCCAATACAGCTGAATAAATCCATAATTCTCCATCAATGTATCTATACGCATTGTGTGTACCGTGACCGCCGTTTTTAACAAGCAATCTATCAATAAATTGTCCGTTGGGCTTCAATCTAGATAACATGTAATGATTACCTGGACGAGCTTGCGTCATATAAATAATTTTCGTTCTAGGGTCTACCCAAAATGATTGCATTACTGCATTTGTATATGGCGATAAATCAGTGATAAATTCCGGTTCTTGCTCTTTTGGTTCGAATCGGTATTCTGTCGCTCGATATTCTTTATAGTGTTCATCTACAGCTTTCTCAACCTTTTTAGTGAAAGCATCTAGTGTTGAATAATCATGATACAAACGATCTTGCAATGTCTTATGACCATAACCTGTATTATCAATACGCGCGTCTTTTACTTCATTGATACCGTCGCCGTTATGGCCTAGAATCATATTGCTAAAACGGCCATTTAAATACGTTAAATAATCTTCAACACTGTCATTCAAGTATTTAATTTGTTTCGCTGAGTGTGCGTATATTTCTTCTTTTTGATGGTATATAAACATTTTCTCAAGTTTGCTCATACCTTCATCTAACAAGCGATAGTTATACTCATGTTGAGCAACTATTTTCCGACCTGTCATTGAATGTAAACTTGTAATTAATCCGTAAGCCATTGGTTGCCTCCTTTAGTCGTAAAAACTGTAATAATCCTTGATTAACTCGTACATAATAACCTCGTGACCTTTTTCGTTAGGGTGTAAGCCGTCCTCCATGCTCGCTTTCCTAAAAGCTGGATTGTATGGCTTAAAGTAATCTGTGTGATATGCGTCAAACACTGGTACATCTAACTCACTACAAGCTAATATTTGAGCGTTTACATAGTCCTCAAGTGTTAACCCTAGTTTGTTTTTGTCCGTGTCTTTACGGCGTATTGTTGTACCACTCATAGGGCATTGTCTTGTAGCTGTCATCACTAGTATTTTTGAATCTGGATTATTCTTTCTAATAACTTCAATTGCAGAACAAAAGGCACCGTAAAACGTTTTTGTATCCGTTTTATCAGTGCCTATCGGTACGCCTGCCCAATAACCGTGTAACCAGTCATCATCAGTGCCTTGTAATATGATTAGGTCTCCTCTTATTTGCTCTGCTTGTCTATAAATGCTGTTTTCTACCGCTTCTTTACCTATTGGAACTGTTGCCATTGTTGCGCCACCTCTTGCAAGATTAGTCGTTTTAGCTTTCAATTTCTTGCCTAACATTTCTGTGAAATTAGTTTTTGCGTGCGACCCTCTAGCTACAGAGTCGCCAATCGTTCCAATTGATTTGATGTTTCTTATACTTGATTGACTAGTAAAGTCGTACATGATCGTACCATTAGCAGTTGTAACTGTTTTAGTATTCATCTTATCGACTTTAGCGTTTATTTTTTCATTCTGCTTAACCAATTCATTATTTATAGATAAACTTGCGTTAACTTTTGCGTTTAATGCTTTTAGTTCTTTAGATGGGTCGGATTTTGTAGATTTTACGCTTTTAACATAATTTGCAGCATCATGAACTGCTTTGTTATAACGATTACGCCTTGTAAAGTCTCCTAATACTACATCTTGCTTAGTGATATTATTGTACGCATCTCTATGTGTAGTGATTTCGACTATTCTCACTAAGTCGTTATATCCTATGGCAGAATCCACCACTCTAACAACATCACCTATTTTAGGGTTAGCTTCTGGGAAATGTTCACGTAACGCTACAAAGTCTAAGGAAATAGAAGCAGTGACACTTTTCTTTATCAATAACTCCATTGCTTTTTTTAAACTATCTTCTTTTTTAATACGTCCATCAACAAGCGGTGGCGCTTCTCTTTTACCTATCAATTGTGCTAATGGATGAGTGAATTCAATTTGTAGTCCCGCTTCTGCAAAAGTCTGTTGTCCATCAAAATCACCATAACCTTTAATAAAGGTATAACATTTAGATGCATCTTCTTGTATTTTGACGTTATCAGCATTCACACCAGCTTTAATGTAATAATTGGCAAACTTAGATAATTCATCATACAAATGAAACGTTTTAGTCTTTGCATCGTATTCATATTCGAGATGATAACGCTCAAGTCCTTTTTTTAAGATTTCTAATCGTGTATCTCCTTTGCCTAATCCCTCGAATTTAGATGCATCTACTTTTGGATGTAATACATACTTATAACCCGTTCCTTTAAAGACAGTATTGAAGAACTCAACGCCTGTAAAACTTTCGTTATACTCTTGGTAAATCCTAGAATTGTTAAGGTTATCAAGTTCTTTTTGCCTAGCTTTGATATCAAGCCTTATTTTTTCGCCAATAGTAGACTTATCAAGTATGACAATTACATATTCGTTGAAATCATCTTCACCTTCAACATGAGTGATCGTCCACATTTTAGTTATAGCACCTATTGCGTCAAACGTACTCGCGTTCTCGATAATAGTTAGATCCAAAGAACTATCTTCATTTAGCTTTTTACTTACCTTTGTACTAACATTAATAGCGTGCCCTACACCCTGTAGACTTTTTAATAAAATTGGCATAGGCTACTCCTTATCTAAAATATAATTTGTGTCTAAATGTAATTTGTTTCATTACTTTATTAGACTTGAATCGATTCCAGCCTGGATATAAAACCGGTTGTTCTAAAGTTTTATTAAAAGAATCTATATTTAAATAACCTCTATAGGTATGTTTACCGTCGAAGATTATTTTATCTCCGGCTTTTAAATCAACTTCCTTAATAACTGAGATATTTCCTTTATCTGTATAGAAAGTGAATCCATCCTTATCATTAGCTTTAACATCTTCAGCTAACTCTATTTCAACAACATTAAACTGATTAAACTGTGTTAAAGGAACATCACCGTTATAATAAACTTCTCCTGAGTTAGTGTTGTAAAATGTCATTTGACGCCTCTTATCACCTTCGTTTGTAGGCAATCTATCAGGTACCGACCATTTTTCAGGGTCGTTATTACTTTCAAGATCAGTACTATAACCGACACTTTCAAAGTATGGTAGTTCGGTTGTTTCAAACGACAAAGAAAATTCCCCTGATGTTTGTGTTGTGTCAAAAGAAACTTCACTTACTAGTCCTACAAAAAGTTGTCGTCCATCAACATAATCAAGCTCAAATGCTTGTTTGTCTTTTGGTATATCTAATATATGCTCATACTTAATTGAATTGTCTGGTGTAGCTAATTCCCTTAAATAAAAACGTCCAGCAAATAGTGCTTGGACGTCTGACTTTAAATGTGAAGCATAAGCAATTTTAGGTACTTTATACCTTATCTTAAGCTCTACTTTTTTAAGTTCTTCTTTAGCGTAATTATGAAATCTACCATCAATACCCTCTATATCAGAATAGTTACGATGATATCCTGCGCCTGTAACGTTATATTCAACTACTTCCAAGTGATTATAAGTGAAAGGATTGTCACTGACGCGATACTGTGAACCATTCCTTATTACTTCTATATCGTGCGCTATCAACTAACAAACCTCCCTTATAATAAGTTGAAACTTCCGTCTATAGCGTTCATGTCATCAATGCGTGATTTAATTAAATCAAGGTCGCCCTCATTTCTAATCGTTACATTCACAATAGGTCTATTATTTTCTTTTAAGCTATGTTGAACATCGCTAGTCATGTGTTTGTCTATAGAAGTACTTACAGGATTTACTATACTATCTGTCAAAGTAGAGGATAGCTCTTTATTAAAGGCACTGCCAAAGTCTGTAGCAATTACTTTTGCTTGTGATACCGCTAAACCTTTACCTAAGCTACTACCTCCACCGTGTCCACTTACGAATGAAGTTACAGAGTCCCAAGCTGATGAAATCGCATCGCCTACCGCGCTGACTACTTTGTGCGCAGCATTGGCTACACCCTCAGCTACTTTGCCGATTAATTCCGCTCCGGCATTTAAGAAATCACTGAAGAAACTTTTAATCTTACCAAGTGCATCACTCATACCGTCACCTACATTTGAGACAACTCTTTTAAACCCATCAGCTACTTTACTCGCGAAACTTGTAACTGTATTCCAAATGTTAGAAACCCATTCAGAACCTTTTGTGATAATAAAGTTTAATGCTTGTCCCATTTTTTCAGCCACACTCCAAGCAACACGACTGAACCAACTTGTAACAGTGTTCCAAATACTGCTAACAAAATTAGTGATTGTACTCCATATCTGTGACCAACTTGTACCAAACATTGAAAGCGTTCGATTCATTACGCCAGTTAAAAAGCCGATAATTGACTCCCAAACTGATTGCATGTATTGCCAAATCGTATCAAGTACATTGGTAACCGTAGTTTTAATAGTCTCCCAAGCACCTGAGAAGTCGCCAGTAAGCAACTGAATTAAAGCAGTGAATAAACCTACTATGATTTGGACAGCTACGGATATCACTGTTCCTATGGCTTGGAACGCAATTGTAATTAACGTCCACAAACCTTGTATGATATTCATAACATTTGTAATAATGCCTATTACCAAAACACCTAAAACTTGCATGAATACTTGTCCTAATACTTGTAATATAGGCATGATTGGCTGTAATGTTGATTGAATTTTGCCCCACAATTGAGTTAACCAATCTACTACACCTTGAATCGCACCGGAAACTGCTGTTTTAATACCGTTCCAAGCTTCTGTTATTGTTTTTCTGAAATTCTCGTTTGTTTTCCATAAATAAACAAGAATACCAATGAATACACCAATGACTGCAACTACTGCTAATATTGGCCAAGAAATACTTGTGAAAGCACCAGTCAATAAACCGAACGCTTTACTTACCACCCCAGTTATTCTAGTTAAATCCAGTATTCTTTTGACAACATTCAATAAAGTCATACTAAACACATTACTTAACACACTGCTAACAGCTGCGATCGGAGCCATTAAAGCCCAAAATACGCCACCTAAAATACCGATAACACCGATAATTTGAGCGACTGCTGGGTGTGCTTCGAATAGTTTGGCGATAAATCCAGCTAAATTAGTAATGAAATCTAGTAATTTACTAGCTATAGGAGCCATTGCAGTACCAAATGCCACTAACGCTTTTACGATATTACCGATTAACTGCATAATAGTAGGACCATTCTCTTGAACGTAACTGATAAAGTCTTTAAATCCTTGTGATTGTCCTACTTGTTCTGACCATGCTCTAAATTGAGAAGTTAATTTAACTAACCAGTCAAAAATGTTAGAACTGTTTTGAGCAAAAGCAATCATTAAATTACCAATACCAGCGAACACATTGCCAAATATCTGACCAATCTTAGGTAAGTTAGTGGTAGTGTAGTCAATAAACGCTTTAATAGCATTCTGACCAGCCACACTATTAGCCCAATTTTGGAAAGCTATGGACATGTTCTGTAGTCCTTGAGACACAAATTTGAACAACGGCATTAATTGAGTGAAAATGTTAATTAATCCGTCGCCAAATCTTCCTGCAGCGTTCAATAAATCTCCGAAGATTGCGCCACCTATGCTATTCAATGCTTCAAATGCTTTCTTAGTTGTTTCAGAATGTTTAACCCAATCCTCAAACTTGCGTGCGTTTGCTTCAACCAGCATAGATACTTCAGATAAGAATGGTTTTAATTGAGACATCGCACTTGTAACACCTCTGATACCTGCTGACATCGCATTAAAGATACTTGCTTGATTCTCTTTAACAATATCACGCCATGTAGTTTTTAACTGATCGCTCGCATCTCTAAAGTTTTGAACTTCTTTTGTTACTGCCAATGTTCCATCTTCAACCATTTTAAGAGCGCTAATAGCCATTGCACCAAAGCCAACAACTCCAAGACCTGCGACAGAGAATGCGCCAACTAAACCTAAAACGCCACCACCTAATACACCAACCGCATTAAGTACTGCCATTATTGCAGGTACTAATCCGGCAATCACTGGTATCAATGCTTGTATACTAGCAATCATTAAGCCTTTAACTTGTTGTGCAAAAATTGTACCAAATGTACGAATTTTAGTAGCTAGCGCGTCCATTTTCTCACTATAATCAGTTAAGGACTGATTCAGTGCCTTAGTTAAAATTTGGGTTTTTGTCATACCTCTCGTATCGAAATTAACTTTTATTGTTTTGTTGTGTAACGTGGCCAACATCGTTTTTGCACTAGCAATTGCACGTTTTAACGGTGAATTATTACCATCTATTTTAACGTTATGTTCACGCCATTTTTGCGCCATAGCTTTAGCGCGTTGTAAAGCTCTTTGGAATCTTGAAATATCTGCTTTTACATCTGTTTCAATTTCGTTTGGTACAGACGTCTTTGCTAATCGTTGAGCTTTCCTTACGTTGCTTTGGAAATCTCTAATATTGGCCATAATCTTTGCCATAAAATGAGTATCCAAAGGCTAACCTCCTTTCGATTCAAGGAATTTTCTTGTACCTTCTTTGAAGAGTTCACGTCTTCTTTTTTCTTCTTCTAATCTAGCTTTTTGTACACGAGCATAGCTACCAGGTTCTCTTATTTCGTAACGTTGTTTCTCAATGTCACGAATCATACTAGTTAGCCTCTTAGAAGCTTGTACTAAGCCGTTAGCTTGCGCTTGTTCAATTAATAATTGTCTTTGATCTAGGTACCTATCCTGACCACCAATAAGCCAATCACGCCATTCAGCAGGTGTTAGTGCTAACAATTCATGTTCAGGGATATATCCTAAATATCTAGCTGTCAGTTGCCTTATTTTTGAGTAATCGTGTAAGGTTCTGCGCCCATGATTTCCTTGTAATTCTCTTTCATCATTTCTATGCCTGCTTTCGTCATTTCTTTGTCCTCGCTTTTGGCCATATTCGGTGCTTTGTTCAATGTCATCCAGTACGAGCGACTCTCCCTCTTGAAAAAACCACTATTGTTAAGTTTGTCCAAAGCCCCTTGTAATAACGGCAAAGTATCCTCGTTTTCAGTGATGAAATCATCAATCGCTTTTTCTAATTGTTCTCGAGTTGGTGGGTTTTTTAAATAAGCAGTAGCACATTCCCAAAATTGTAAAATCGCTTTGTTTCTAGATTCTAGCAAACCGTTAAAGATAACATTGAATCCTGGCATTGCTCCTTTTCTCCCATCTTCGCTATCTTCTGAGAATTTTTCAGCTTTTCGGTCAAATGCAAATGTTACTTTTGCTTCTACTTCGTAATCTTTTTCTCCGTCATTAATTTTTAATGTTGTAATTGGATTAAATTCAGTCAAAATATATACCTCTTTTCAATTTTTTTATAAAAAAATAGGGAGCTTACGCCCCCGTGATCTATTAGTTTACATAGAATGGTCTTCCGTGTGTGAATCAGATACAACACTAGCTTTCTTTTGATTCTCGAATGTTCCGACTTTTTCGCCGAATTTTTCGTATTCAACTGTAGGCGCACCTGCAGCTTCAAACCACTCTTTCGGCAAGTTATCTTCAGCACCTTCTGCTGTATTCCATTTAACTTTTAATGATAGTTCGATTTTGTCACTTTCATCATCAAATGACATTTCAAATGATTCTGGAACAACATAACCAAACATTCCGTGATGTTTACCGTCTGCACGTTTATTACGCTCATAAAGCCATATACGCAACTGTCCACCTGTTTGTACAGCGTGTTTCACTGCTTCAATTCCTTTATCTCCAGGCACATTACCAATTGTTAATTTAAATGATTCTGACATTGCATTGGGAGAATAGTCCGTTTTACCGCCTCGTACTATTTCAGCTAAATCATTTTCAATCGTATGTCCACCTTCTTGTAAGTCAGCTAATAATAAAGATTCTACTGGATCTAAGTCAGTTTCAGCTGGACGTACAACTGCTAAATAGTTTTTTTGCGCCATTTAATACACTCCTTCGTTTTTCTTTTTATGTCTGTACTTAAATAAAAGCCGTATCGTGCCATGCTTAGTAAACCTGTCTATATCAGGGAATACTGCTTGACTATCGATACGGCTAAATTGAAACTCGTAATTATCTATTTCTATAGGTCTGTTAAGCACATAACCTATCGCGCTTAAAATGAGCTTAGCCTCGTATTGTGTAGCGAACTGTGAATACACATGTATGACAATACCGACTGTTTCTCTCATTGTTGCGCTAGATTCGTTGTTAGTGACGTTTGATTCACCCACAACAATATATGGGTAAACAGCGTCATCTTGAACAACGTCAAAGACCCTATCATCAACTAGTTTGTTAATGTTAGGGTCTGAGATTAATCTTTTATATATTTGATTTGTAAGTTCAGGCTCAACTGATACCCACATATTTAACCACCTCTATGAAAAATACTGCTCGAATGTCTTGCGTCCTGCGTCAATTGCAGGGTTCCAAAATGGCTGTGGCGCTTGACCATATGTTGTGTACCATTCGCCGTCATCACCTTTAAAACTCCACGGAATCTTTGTAGCACGACTACCACCAGGACCAGTAGCATATATACCAGTACCGTATTCAACGTATATTGCATAATCTGCGCCGACACTTATAACACTGGATAACCCACCATCGAAATATTTAAAGTCAATACTTTCTTCTAAAAAACCTAAGTCAACAGGAGCTAATGCTACAGCAGTGTTATATATCTTCATCGTTGTTTTAGCGATACCTTTTTTAACCCACTCTTCTATTTTCTTATCGAACTTATCCAATTCAACAACCATGCTATCAGCACCGTACTTAACTTTTGCCATATGGCACCTGCTTAAGTCGTAGTAACTTAATTTCATGTTGTCCGCCCTGATCTACAGAATCACCTTCAATACTAAAGATTCTACCCTCATACTCAAATAAATTGTTTTTAGATATTGGCAAGTCATAAGGTACATATAGGTTTCTGTCATATTCTTGTGACATTTGATGAAATTTTAGTTGTTCAGATGTAGTAGGCGTATCCATAAATCCTTTAATTGTTTTATCGCTTACAAAGCGCTCTTGTATAATTGGATACTCTCCTACTTTTTTGATACTTCCAATAGAAATAGTGTGAGGGAATTCGTCGTATGGGTTAAACACAAACAACACCTCTACCTTATTGGTTTAAACGGATGAAACTTTGCTCGTTTATACCTGTTTAATACTCCACTAATGTAATCAGGGACACCATCGTTATAAGTGTACGACACTGTCCCCATACTTCTTGACTTTAAATTCTTTTTAACTTCAGGTCGTTGATAATACTCTAGGACATCTGCGACATACTTTTTGATTGAGTAAGGATAAATGACTTGACCATCTTTCATAAAATCATTGTTTGTTATATCCCTAACATCTTCTAGTATTCCGTCAACTTCCATCTTAAATATTTCTTCTTCATCACTTTTAACTTCCACTCCATTTTTCTTGAGTAAAAGTTTAACATCTTCATAAAGAGTCATTTTTATCACTCGCTCTTATCAGACGTAGTACGACGTGATTTAACCTCTTTGTAACCGACAAGACTGTAATAAGAGTCAAATGCCTTCTTTGTAACAGTAATAGTCATATTGTCTTTTTTTACCTTAATCTCTTCTGCAGGATTAGCCATCATATCTCCTCCTATTCAGTTGGTTTAAGCGTTGCGAACGCTTCTGGTTTAACGTTCATGTATGCAATATGCATCGTCGCACGTAAAGCGAACATATCACGTTCAAATAATGATACTGGTTGGCCAGAAGCATCTGATGCTTGTAACGTCGTTAACGTGGCATCTTCAGAAATTGCATACTCAATACCTTGTAAGATACCGTAACGTGCGTAATCCCAATCACCCATTAGTGCTAACGATTTCTTTTTGTCGTATACATCCGCTCCAGTATAAGATAGTGGTAATCCCATAATCTCGTTCCCGTTAGCATCAAATAATGGTCTGTCATTAGCATCTAAAGCATTACGCATTTTACTTCTGAATGAACGTGTAGTTAATACTCCGTTTGGATCTAACTCTTCATCTTCAATAGTAGCCATTAATGCCGAAAGGTCTACGTATAAATTATTAGTATCTGTAACAACGTTACCTTTCTCTTCTGCGCCTTCAACAAGCGGTTTACCACTAGTTGAAGTGTTGTAAGGTGATTTAGTACCAAAGATAACAGCTTGGTCAAACACTTTGTAAAATGCCTCTGCAATTAGAGGTTTAACCTCATTAAAGAAATCTTTTGCAGTCCATTTAAGAAACTCTTTTGATAACGGAATAATTACACCAATTTTCTTAGCTTCCATTTCTGCTTGTGCATATTCAGGCTTAGAAGTTTGAATACGTTCCGTTTCTGATACCCAGTAGGCGCCTACACCTTTTGCTAAGTAAGTAAATTTTTTCTTTTGTGCTGTCATTGGCTCATTTTTAGCTAATTTCATAATTGCTGAATTAGCCATAATGTCTTTCATGATTAAAGTACCTTGTTCTGCTGGAATAACGCCGTTTTTAAAATCCGATAAAATAACATTGCCTGGCGTGTATGTTGGAATTGCCATATTTTATTACCTCACTTTATTTTCTAATATTGATTTCTTTCGCCATTTCTTCAATGGACTTTACATTTGAAGGGTCTAAATCTTGATTTCGTGATTCTTTAACATCTCTTCCACTCGATTTAAATTTAGACTCAACGCCTTTTTGAACATACTTGTCAAAGGTTTCTTTTAAAGCTTTTAAGTTTTGCTCAGTATCTTCATCAGAATCGCCTAAAAATCTATCAACTAAGGATGTTGGTAAATTTAGTTCCTGCGCTTTACCTAGCGCGTTACTTCTTAACTTCTCACGTTTTGCCTCTGCGTCGCGTTTTTCTAACTCTTGTTCAAGAGCACTAATACGTTTTTGTTCTTCTGATTGCTCAGGATTACGCTTCCGTACTTCTTGTTCGATTAGATCCTCAAGATTTTTCTCTTTCCATGATTCTAATCCTTTCGAATGATAACGATCTAATTCAGGTTGAATGAATCGTTTACCTTCTTCTGTATCTAAAAAGCCTTTAACGTCATCAACAGACACCGTCTTAAGTCCCTTTAGATAATCTTTTACTTCTTTATCGTCTTTGTGTTCTTCAAAAAAAGACTTAACTTCTTCGATATTCATATATCAAAACTCCTTTTTGCCCTTCGCGTACCCTAACAGTCCGAAAAGTGCATAATAAAAAGCAGTTTAACGACATGCTAAGGTCGAGTAGCAAAGAGACAACTAAAAAAGTGTGAAATCATTATTTTTAGCATTTTCTTCGCTAATAGATGTTTTAACCATATCTAAATCAGCTTCATTTTTAACTGTTACGTTTACAACAACTTTTTCGTTTTGTAACTCTATTATCTCTTCGTACAAGGATTTAATGCGTTCTAACTTTTCTATAGCTTCGCCAGTATCAACATTTACTTTTATTTTAAAATCCATATCAATTACCACCTTTTCGCTTATATTTCTCCCACTCACGATAATTCATGAATGGTATAACTTCGTTTTCACCATCATCATTACGCACTCTCATCACAGTTGGTAATTCATCTTCATCAATGTAATAGAGTAATTTACAACGACAATTAATATTCTCTTTCGCACTGTTTACACCGATAAATAGCTTGGGTGCCTGTCCAACACATCCACTTGATTGAAAGTTTTGGTCTATTTCCACTGATTCCCCATCTAAATGACGATGAGTATCACGTGTTCGTGTATCTTTAGTAGCATTCCAACGTTTCTTCATCTTCAAACCGTTATCTTTAGCAACCATTGCGCTATCAAGTCCAGCTTGTGACATTGCTCTGCCTGCTTCTGTACGAGCCACACGCAATGATTGAGCTTTAGACATGCCGACATCATCACGTATTGCTTTAGCTATCTTAGAGTAACCCTCTCCACTCATAATACCTTGTGTAATGTGCATAAGTATCTTTTTCAATACTTCATCACGATGTTTTTGTAGTGTTGGCATTAAACGAATGAACTCAATAGGTTGTTCAATAGCTGATTTGATTACCTCTTTACTCGGAACATCAAACTGCATAGATGTTTGACTCGCCATTTCATATAAATAAAGGCTCATAAGGAATTTTTCTATATAAGCATCTTCTTGTGACTTCTGAATCATCTTAGCTACTTGCCTATAGTCATCAGTCAACATTGTACCTATACGAGTTAACTCCTTATTGAGCCTGTTGTATTTATTGAATTCAGTCCATGTAACATACACATCATCATTTTGATATTTCTCAAACATATCTGCGATGATTTGTTTTATCTCTTTAAGTCGATTAGCAAATAGTTGTTCTATTGGTTTTTCTGCTTTAGAGATTAAACCCTCGATATACTCATCAATATCATTCTGATTGGTTATTTTGGGATTTGTCATTTGCGTCACCTTCATCTATGTCAGGTAATTTGTCATTAAATTCAAGACTTTCTTTTTCCATTTCGTCTAATTCGTAATCAACATCATCAACTAGTTGTGATTGTCCTAACCTTGTTCGTTCTGAAACTTGTCCCTTCAGGTTAATTAGCACTTGTGATTCTTCTAACTTATTAACTGGAATGTTACGAGTGAACTTAAATATCAGGTTTAAATAACTATCATCATCCAAGTTGTACCCTTTACGCTTTAATGCAGATAAAATAACTTTGAATTGATACCTCAACATAGCTGTCATCTTACGCTCAAACGTCATACACTTGTTCTCTAAAGCCATAAGTTTAAGTTTCATTCCAATGATAGGTACATTTCCGTTAAACTCGTCAGAATTAAAGTTTACTGACTTTGCAAAACGCATGATATTCTTTTCGATTCGATCTAAATGGTTCTCAATCATTGTGTCATTTACATTTTTTGTTAAGTATTTAACGTCCATATCTTTGTCGAACAACTCAAATGCGCCACTCTTTTGTGTTTCTTGAATCATTTCTTCACTCATACCCATACCGCGTAACACAAGGTATGCTAAACGTGTCTGACTAATCTCACTTGATGCATCGCTCATTGTTAAATCATATGCGTCAATTAAGTGAATAACCTTTTCAGCATCTCCTATCATCTCTTTGTTGTTAGGTACACCAAACAATGGATTGTAATCAAATAAATGTTCATATCGTCCAACTTCTTGCAAAGCGTCAATACCTTCTCCTCGAAATACATAATAATAAGTATTATCGTAAAACTCTGCGTACACATAATCAGTGCCATTATCATCATCTTTTTCATAAAAGTAGCGCAATGAGTATGTAGGTTCTAAAATATTGTCGCCAACAAAAATAACATTATAGGGATCTATATTCTTAATCCTAATATCACCATTCGTATCAATATATGCTAACCTAGCACCATATCCGCAAATTGCTGCCATTTTACCTATTTCAGAATCCTCATCATCAACACTATTTCTAATGGCAAAGTTGGTTATAAACTTTTTCAACTTTTCGTTTTTTTCTGCGTTTTCATCTAAATCATAAGTAACAGGAACACCATGTAAATAACCAACACGTGTATCAACAATTTCGCTGTCAAAAGAGTTGTTAAGTTTGTTATTAACAGACACGTCTAATCGCCTTACATTTCCACCAGTTTCAAAATCTTCTTTTTCTTCAATTGGTCGACGTTTGAATATTGGTACATAGTCAATATGTGTCTTGTATCTATTATAGAGATTAACCATTCTCTCTCTATCGTCTTTATGTGACTCTATTAGAGCCTCAATATGTTTAGGCAATATTCCTTGTGCTTCAATATCATCTATTAACTTATACAATGTCATTTCCCCCTCCTTAATCGTTCAGGTTTAGTATGTGTGTATATGGCATATCTTAACGAGTCCAACACGTCATCAAATTCTTTTATAGGCTCTCCGTTTGTAGGGTGCCAAACATATTTAAATACCTCTTGCTTAAACCTATCCATATTATCATAAAGAACAAGTAACTTGTTTTGTTTGAACAACTTAGCAACTTCCTCTACACCCGATAGTTTACTTTTATCAGCGTTAATTGCACGTAATCTATGTCTTCTAAATTCAGTGATGTATTCAGGTCGTGCAGTATCGCAGTAAAAATTAATATTGCCATATCTACTTACAATATCTTTTGCAATAACCATCCAATCATCAATAAACTTAAATTGGTGTGCGTGCTCCTCAATAAAATAAAAGTTACCATCTATACCTCGTCCTATTAACACAATAGATCCATAGTGCTCGTAACCCCAGTCGACACCAGCAAAGTATTCTTTGATAGGTATGTCGTCCAGTTCATCTGCTTTAATCGTATTCTCATTCAAATCAAAGTCGGCATATACTACACCGTCACCAGACACCCACATACCGTTGATATTACGTTCATAGAACATACCTGATGGTGTTGAAGCCTTAATAGACTCTTTATATCTATCATTAAGAAAGTTATTGTCATCGAGCTTAAATTGGTGACTCAGTATACCTGCTTTAGGATCTGTATTTTCAATATAATCTTTCAACAACCAATGCTCGGGATGGTCAGGGTTGGTATCTACCAATATTCTTGCACCAGTTCCACTACAACGTGACTTAATCTCGTCAAACACCTCTTCATGCGCTAACGACGCTTCATTGATATATGCACCAAACGATGTCATACCACGTATAGCTCCTATACCACTTACTTTACTGTGACCTGTCTGAACCACTTGAACGCCAAATAACATGAATGAATTATATTTATCAAAATTAAACTCAATGCCATATTTGTTAGTTAACTCTATTAGTACGTTTTTTTGAATCGTACCTAATGTTGCACCAGCAAGTATATATTGAGGTGTCTCAATTCCTTCTTCGTCTGCTATCTTTCGCACACGCATTAACTCACGTAAAAATAAGTCATTGTTTAATATTGTTTTACCTGTACGCTTTGCTCCGTGATTAATTAACATAAACCAATCTTGTTTTTGCGTTTGCTTCAATATTTCAATTTGTTTGTCCGTATATAAAGATTTAAGTTTATTCATTGACGATCACTTCCGTTATTGCGTCGTGAAGTTGTTTGATTTTATCTTCTGTTCCACTGTCACCTTTATCTATTTGTTCAATCTTCTTCTCAAGCATCTTAATTTCAGTTTCTATTTTCTTGTTAGCTAAAACTTCGTTACCTAACGTCATTCTATTCATACCATCTAAACTAGCGAGGAATGCATCAGCTGTCGCTTTCTTCACTCCCTCTATTTCAATGTCATTCTTAGCTACATTCTTTAGCCACTCATATTCTTCAAAAGCCTTTTGGCGTGTCCATTTTGATTGTTCAGCTGCTTCTTGACGCAATTCTTCATACCTATCTAAAATCGCACTATTCTTACTCAACTCAAAAGCTCGGCTATCTATATAATTATCACTTTTACCTTTAGTCGAATACCCTGCGTCAATATATGCTTTCCGTTGGCTCTTGCCCTCGATGAGTCCTAATACAAACTTTTCTTGCTTCGGTGTTAATTTAATCAATTGTTTTCACTGTATCACACGCCTTTACGTTAATTACTCTAGTTATTTTAAATATAAAAAAATGCCCCTACATCTTGTGCAGGAGCTACGTTCAATAAATGTGAAAGGAGGAAAATAGTTATGACTCAAAATGCAAGAATTAAACTACCCACCATATAGGCAGGTAGTAAGTGATTAATAGCGTAACATATAATCTTTTATATGTTTGTCACTTCTCAATCACATCGATGAGAACATCTAATGTGGCTATTACCCCACGTCTTAAGATAATTCTTACAAATCAATTATATAAAATTAATTCACAGTTTAAAAATAGTGTCATTTTCGTCATTTCTGTCATTTTTGTCATTTTCGTCACTGTAGTAGATAAATCTTTTCTGCTAACTCATCACGGCGTGCTAGGAAGTTGTTTCTGTTTAATTTAGAGTTAGGCATCTTCTTGATAATTGCATCCCTGTTATAACCTTTCTTTAACAACTCTAAGAAACAAAAGTCAACGTGCCCCAATCTCTGTTGTGATTGATTTATAAACTCGACTTCTTTTAACATCTGCGCATACCTTTTATTTGCTCTTTCAAGCCTCACAACAACATCTTCAACTTTACTTGAGTTTTCCCCTTGTGGTTTTGGTAACGTTGCTTGTATACCGTACTGAGCTATTGAATTGCTATCATATTCCGGTATTACATCAGCTAATACATTGCACTTCATTTTATGTGTGCCTATCATATTAACAATTGACTCTTTGCTATACATCTACTCTGACACCTCCGCCCTCATCAAATCATACTGATCGCTCAACTTTGCGAAGTCACTCGGCGCCTCTACATCATCATTAGCCGTCATCATAATATATACTTGCTCAGTTACATACTTACCTAGCTCATACATTACTAGTAAGAATAATAGTCTTAATATTTGCTTAATCATTTCCCACACTCCCTTATATTTTCAAACAACTGACCCACTTTAATAACTGCATCTCTTTTAACTTGTGCCTCGTATTTACGCTCAGCTTCTTCTTTACTCTCTGCCTCAATAACTGTAAACCTTTGATTACTCTTAGCTTTAGTTATGTGTGTATGTTTACGTCCTGTTGAATCTTTGAATGTTGTGACTAAGTATTGTGTCACTTCCCCAAAACCTCCTTGACCCGATCTAATATGTCTTTACACGTATCCTTTTCCTGCGTCTGCTGTTCCATCTTGTCTTTCATGATTCCTTTTCATTTTCTTTTTGTATGCGTCAATGAGTTGGTCGATTGTATAGTAAGTATTGGCGTACAAAAAAGGCATTATTAAAACTTGTACAATACTATTATCAATACCTTTTACAAATTGTTCTGTTAGTGTATGCATTACATGAACAAAATAAACTGAATGTAGTTTAGGTAAAGTAACTTCATTTTCAATCAAATCAACCATAACCTCAGTAGTTTCTTCCAAATCTTCTTCATCAACAATAGTCAAAGTTAATTGCAAACTGAAAGCTAAGTAATCAGCAATCTCATCTAATTGTGTATCTAATGGCTTACCTGGTTGTTTCTTCCAATTTTTAAAAAACTCAAGTGTGTTAACCCACTCCGCAAATTCAATAATCATACTAGCTACTGTGTCATTTAAATTTCTGGTTGGTATTCTATCGTCGAACTCCTTTTGTATTTGTAATAACTCTTGTAATTGATCAATTGTTAATGTGTTATTCATTTTCCTGTTCCACCTCTACATTAATTTCAAATTCATCACAATCAAATGGCACTTCCATTCTCGCAATATCATGAGCCTCAAATTCTGCTTCTTCTAAACTTTCAGCCTCGATAGCCTCTTCAATCATGCCTGTATATGTGATTTGAACATTAAATTTTTTCATTCTCCAGTTCCTCCTTGTATTCATAGATAACTTGACTTACCATAATCCCTATTGCTTCATCTAGTTCTAGCGCTCCTTTAGTCGGACTTTGAGTAAAGTTATTAATGTCTTCAAGTAGTCTGTCAAACGCTTGCGCTTTCTTATACACGTCCTCAATCTCTTTTAGCAATCCCTCTGTGTCATTGCCGTTATACGCACTAGCACTGATTACTGATTGTTCAATTTGTTCGCGATTATTCATTAGTGTCATCCTCCATTTGCCCTAAAAATTCGTAGAACTCATTTGTTCCGTCTAGTTCTTCCATTCGCGACAGTATAATATCTGCAGTGCTTTTACCTCCTATATAGAGAGCTCCTATCCTGTTCGCTTTGCTCTCAGGGTGTAGTTCTCTATATTTAAAACAGTAATGTTCGTATCTTCCAAGCAATTCATTTTTAAGCGTGCGCCACATGTTCTCTAGCTCTTTGTTACGTTCTCTTAACTTCGCTATATCCACGATAAGTTCATCGCGTTGCTTCTTGTACTCATCACGTTGTTTTCTCATCTTCTTCAACCTAGCTTCCATTACACCTAGTTGGAACCCTGTTTCATAGTTCACTTTCATAACCTCCTCTAAAATAAAGTTAGTTGCTTCTGTTCCTCGTGTTCCAACCCATGTTGCTTTATATATATTTCGAGCTCTTCAGTTGTATCAAACGTCTTCTTCACACCTTGCCAACCTGGCACGATATGCCCATGAAAATAATAAATGTCATTCACTACATGGATATGTGCCACTCGTTCGTTATCCCGATACAGATATCTCTTAGATCCGAAAAATTGATTTAAGTATTCTTTGCGTGCGTTATCTGTCATAGTCATCACCCCTTTTAACAATTAGGTAGACCAAACGACATGCATTCATCATATAGCTCTTCGTTCCTTATGCTTGTCTTATAGTTTTCAATCACATTGCTAACTTCTTTATGACTCATTGCTTTAACTTGTTCGTCTGTATATTTTTCGCAGTCTTCCAATTCCAGTTGTTCCTGTAATGACATCACATATTCAACTTGTTTTTGAGTTGCCATAGTTAACCCTCCCACAAATCAAAAGCTCTTTGGACGTAAAACTTCGCCTTTGCTAAATCCTCGTGTCCGTTTTTTAACGGCGCTCTTGACAAGTATTTGATTGCATTACCTATTGCGAATGCTAATTGCGGTGGATATTGTGCCGCAACTTGTTCGATGAAGTCTATAACTTCAATATCTCCGTATGTGTAATGCGACGGTTGCTTAACATTATCTTGCATTTCGTTCATATCTACTTTTCTGTTACTGATTACGCTCATTATGCTTCACTCCATTTCTTGAACATCTGACTATAAGTGACATCAAACCAGTACGGATCACGTGAATGTTTCTGAGGTACATTAAACAAGTGTGGCTTCTTTCTTCTTAGCTCAGCCTCTTTACGTCGTTGCCTAGCTATTTCACGTTCTTCGCTCTCTCGTTGCATAATTCTGGATAACGCGATTTCTTTATACTCAACTAAGCGCATACCATAAGGAGCATTTAGGGCTTCTAACAACGCCCAGCCACCACGTACTCTTTTTGCAACCATTCCAGGAGTTAACCCATTCTTTTTTATCAATTCATTTTCATGTTCGGTAAATTTATACGGTTTACCGTTAATCTTTACGATACTCATTCATTCCACCTCTATACATTTACTGTTTTAATCCAATCCTCTAATTTGTGCGTGTTGTGATTTCTAGTAAATAGTTCACTTACATTAACACCTAGAGCATCTGCCAATTTATCTAATACATTTAAGTTAACCATCTCAGCTTTTCCGTTTTTATATCCACTAATAGTTGATCTTGATACGCCAGTTTCGTTGTGCAAATCTTGAATACTTACGTTATCTCTAGCCATGATTACTCTTAAATTAGTTGCGAATACTTCGTTCAACTTCATTTATTCCACCTCTATATATGCATGTCTTATTGTTATGCTGTCATACTTTAGTAATTCATCCGGATTGTCATCTAAGCGCTTTGCCAGCGTTTCTTTTTCTTTATCCACATCATCAAAATGCTGATATTCAACTTCTGTAGGTATCCTTATATCAATCGTTGCGTTTATATATGCTTGTTGTTGCATTAAATCACTTCATTTCTCTTTTGCGTTCTCGTCTTGCTTTAATTAATTCCTCGTACGTAATCCATGTTTTACCTGTATACTTAGGTGCTTTACATATCCAATTGAGTTTTATGTTTCTGTATTTATGTCTGAAAATCTTAGCTTTAAGTTTTGCTACTTCAGTTGGCATACCTTTAATGTCGATAACTTCAATCAGTTTGCCATCGTGATATAACGCGAAGTCTGCAATGTATTCAATCTTTCGTTGTTTATCTAATTTTGGTAATAATTCAAATTTCGGTTGTATTTCGATATGATCATAATCAGTGCCATTCATACTACTTTCTAAATATTGGTAATATTCACATTCTACTTTGCTATCAAATACAATTCCTTTGTACTCAACTTTCTTAGCGTTGTATTTACTCATCGTCCACCTCTAAATATCAAATATCGTTGCTTGTAACCCTAGCTCTTGCTCATATAAAAGCCCGTGAGCGCCTTTAAATCGTTTTAGGTCACTATCAGTCATAATTTTCTTTTCGTCGCTGAAATGGGCTCCTGTGAGCGAATAAACTTCATTTTCGTTGTCTTTATACTTGATGACTTTGATATCTTCCGTGCCATCTTCTCGGTATAAGTAATATTTTTCTTTCGGCATTTTTAACACTCCTTAATATTCGACGATAGCGGGACGTGTATGACGTTCTGCAAGTTTTTGGATAAATAGGTCATATAACTTATTTTCATCGCCCTGTGCCTCGTCTATGAGTTTCTGAGCGTACATATCTGAACACTCAAGTTTAGTTTTTAAAAATTCTTTGGTTACCATGCGTCTCGCTCCCTGAAATCGTCTCCGATTACTCTTACTTTTCTTGCATTGTGTTTCATTCTTGAATTGATACGTTGCCAGTTCATATTTTGATTTAGTTCTTTATCACTAAAGTTAGTTGTAAAGATGTTGTTTTTACCTACTCTGTTATCAACAATGCTGAAAAGTTTGTTTAAAGTATGTTCTGTGTTCTCTACACCCATATCATCTAGTACAAGTAAATCAATATCGCTTAACAATCTGACTAACTCGTCTGTAGTCTCTACTGCATTTTTGTTGTATGTCGCTTTGATACGATCCATCAACATTGGTATGTGCATAAAAGCAACCGTATGCCCTTTAGCTTTGACTGCTTTTGCGATAGCGTATGCTAGGTGGCTTTTACCAGTTCCGTATGAACCTTGCAATATTAATGATTTTGGTTCTTTTGTAGAGAAACCTTGTACATACTCTATTGCTGTTTGTTTAGCTTGTACTTGTTTTTCATTTTGTGGTTTATAGTTGTTTACTGTTGCATTTCTTAAAGCCGGATTAACATTTGATTGATTAAAAATATAATCAAGTTTCTTTTGTTTATTCCTTTTGTATTCTTCATAAGCCAATCTTTGAATTTCACATTCGCAACCATCTTTGTATTCATATCCATTTTCAAACTTATATAAGTCATATTGATGCCCACATTTATCACAATTCTGTCTTAGTATTACTTCGATTGGTTGATATTTTTTTAAACTCTCGTTTATTTTTTCGTTGAATAACGGTTTCATAACGTCCTCCTAATCCCAATAACTTTCGTCGTACTTCATACGTTCCAATTGATCTATGCCAGTTTCTTTAATCTCTCCGCTATAATCATTCATATAGCTTTCGTTAGTTAAGAACGTTTTAGGGTACTTTTGATATTGTTTGTCTGTAATAGTTTTTAAATACTCTCGAGTACCTTGCATGATTTGCTCAAAAGAATGTTTCTTTAAGCATGATTTGAATTTAGTAAAAGACATCTTCTTATCTTTCTTCTTGTCGTAAAGTTTCCACCATTCCTCAAATTGCTCATGCGTAACGTCAGTTGCGCTATTATTTGAACTTAAGTTCTTATCTATATCTTTTTCTTTATCTCTTTCTAATTCTTTATCTAATTCTTTATCTTCTTCTGTTGCGTGACTGTCACGTGACGTCACGTGACCATTTAGCAATTTTCTGTTGTTTTCTCGTTGCTTTTGTTTCCTCAACCTGTTCTGCGCCCTGATTTTCTCGAGTCCTTCGATGTTTTGGTGCTTTTCCCAGTTTGTCACTTTTATGACACCATTAACTTTTTCAATCATGCCCAATGTCTCAAAAGTTTGAATTGCTAACCTTATTGAGTTAATAGGTCGGCTAAACTCATTTGCTAACATTTCTTCGTTATACGGCAAGTTTTCAGATAACATAATGTAACCTTGTTCGTTGTACTTTCCTGATAAAGTTAGCAGCTTAACCCAAATGGTTATGATCGTATCTCTTTCGGGTAAAGCTTCGATATATTTGATTTTGCTGTCATCAAACATGCCAACTTTAAGTTTTATCCATGATACTTCTCCCATTGTTTTCTCCTTTCAGCAATTTATTGAGCCTCTCATCAACTTTTATCCATGAGTCATGCAAGTGATATTTATCATCAAACGACTTAACGCCAATCGCATGTTGCTCGTTGTGATGTTCGCGACATAACGCTAATACATGTTTGTCATAGTGGTTCATTTTGTTTCTGTTCATGCCTCTGCCGACTGCTTCATAATGTGCCAGGTCTGCGTGAGGCTTTCCGCATATTACACAGTTGCGGTTGATTGTAGCCCAATATAATAACGCTTTATCTTCGCTTAACAACTTACTCGTTTCTACACTCATAGGTATTTGATGATGAAACATAAACGCTATAATCAGTTCTATTAACTCCCTTGCAACTTTCATAGAACAGTCGCGCAGACTGATTTCTTCATAACCTTTCATAATTTCCAATTCTGTTTGTAATAATTTTCTAGTTGATTCTACTGGTTCGCCCCAGTGAAGTTCTATATCTCTACACATTGCGAATATTTTTTTGCGTTGTTCTATAGATAACTTTTTATTGTCCGGAACCTCTACTTCTGCTTTTAGTGGATATCCGTTTTCTAGCAAGTCAATGTGACTTTGTTCAAGTTCAACACCAGTAGCAACGACGGAATAAGTTCCGTCATTGTCTTTCTGGTATCTTGTAATGTATTGCATTTAAACCACGTCCTAGAACGGTAAATCATCATCATTGATTTCTATTGGACCATTAGCATTAGCGAATGGGTTTGATTGTTGACTCATTGGCGTCTGTTTCCCATTTGCTTGCTGTTCTTTTTGTTTCATCTCATCAGTTTTAGGTTCTGGTTTATTAACTACTTCATCGTCTTTATTCCAAACTTTTACATATGAGAGTCTTACAAAATACTTGCCTTGTTCCTCGTTAAATTTATTTTTAAGTACAATAGTTCCGATTTTGTTAATTAATTGATCTGTGTCAAAAGTTAAATCTGGTAAGTTCAATTTAATTCCTAATCTACTAAGTAACTCGATATATTGTTTTTCTTGATAATCTTGTTGGAATGGTGGGACGAATTGGTTGTGTTTGTATTGTTTACCTTCGTTGTTTTCAAAAACAATCGTGAAGTATCTGTTTTCTCTGTCGTTAAACTCGACATTTGCAACTTTTACTGTAAATTCTCCAGCTCCTAAAAAGTCCCCACCTTTCATGAATGCCTCTTGATTAGTTTCTTGAATGTATTGTGTTCTACCAGTGATTTTCATAATTTTTATACCGTCCTTTTAATTAATTTTTAATTACCATTTCTAATTGCTTGTACAACATCGTTAATACTTGGATTAATGAAACGTTTGTTGTTAATTTTGATGTTGCTTGAGTGTCTTATCTTTGTCTCGAATAAATTTGATGGTTCAGCGTTAAGTACATATTGATAAGTTTTTTCGCCGTCTTGCTCATGTTCTTCTATTGTCATTCTTGCTAACACGTCAGATTGACTGATGACTGCTTTTTTTATTTGGTCTTGTGCCTCTATCGTGATTGTTGGATTGATAGTACTTCCCTCATCATCTTTGTCTTTGTTAATGCCCTCGTGTCCGCTTATAGCAAGATGAAATTGATAATGTTCTTGTAATTTAGAAATATAACGATAAATACTTACAATGCGTGTAGCACACTCGCCCCAATCATTAAATGTCGGTTTCTTTGATTTACCGTCCATGATGTCGTCCATAGTGATATCACGTAACTTTTGGATTGTTTCAATCACTACAACATCAATTTGTTTTCCGTTTTCTCTTAGTTGTTCAATAATTTTAGGCAGCATTTTAATCACTGCACTAAAATGCTTATAATTCTTAATCTGCACAACTGCCCCATCTTCTGTTACCGTTGTTCCGTCCTCATTTATATCTAGTACTAAGGCATTGTTATCTTTTGTTAAAAACGTAGTTTTACCAGTACCGAACTTGCCGTATATCGCAAATTTATAAAACTTGTTTGCATTTTGTTTGCTGATGTCTTTTACACCTAGTTGCGTTAAAATATCGACATCTTGATTAGTTTGTTCAGTCATGTTCTACCTCCTCGTACTCAATAGTTTCTGTCACTGTTTTCTTGATTGCTTTGTGATAATCCATATTGATACTCGCTTCTTCCATACCGTTAAACTCCCTAGCTCTATTTTTATTTGTGGAGTAACTAATATCTGAATTGTTATCAGTTGGTTTGTTAGTTATATAAATTGGCATATCCCTATGACGAATGATATAAGTTACAGTCTGATTCATAGCGACCTCCTACCATCTCATGACTAAGTTAATTAGTCTGTCCTGTTCGTCTGTGTTCTCTTCAATCCATTCATCTATTGCTTGGTTAAATAAGTCTGATGCCATATCTAAGTCATTCTCATCTACGACATAAGCATGTTTAATTGGTACGTTGTTCATATCTTTAACTTGTATTGATATGCCCATATGACCTTTTAAAATGAATAACTTAAAATCGAATCCGTTAACATGAATATTTTTGCATATAATATCGCCTATTTCGTAATACACCTTGACTTCCTCCGTTTTTCGTTTTATATTGAACACGAATTAATTTTGTTAATCGTTTGTCACTGTTACTTGTTGGCGCAAGTAGCAGTTTTTTTATTCTTCATAAAAGTATTCTTTATAAAATATGAATGTTGCGATACTTGCGAATCCCGCAATTGACCATGCTGTAGTGAAGTATAGAAACGGCATGAGTACAATCGCTAAGACTGTGAAGCACAATACTGCTAATAGGTAGCTTTTATAAGTTTTACTCATTTTCTTTTTTCAACTCCTCCATTATTCTCTGGTCTGATAAGTCGTGATAAGGGAATTTTTTCCTAGCTAATTGGACGGGTATTCTGCCTCGTATCGCAATGTACCCTTCGTCTTCAAGCTCTTTATTCAGTTCTCTTATTATTTGTCCTGCTTTGGATTTAGAAACAGATAAAATTACTGCAAGTTCTTTAGCTTGCAAACTATTTTTCATCATATCTTTTCCTCCTTTAAAATAACTGTTGATTCTCTGGGTTATCTGCTTCGTAATTATCTGCAATAATACTTTTAGCGAAAAAGTCCAAACTGACCTTATATAGGTTGTTCATAGATTTCTTTACGTTAACCCCTTCCTCAAGTACATAAGGCACCCTAAAATCATTTATAAACAGTCCGTTTTCGTCTAAAGTAACGGTTGGTAATTCAGGTTTGTTCCGTCTATAAACTTCTCCTAGTGTAGGTTTTTGCTTTTCAGCTTGTTTAGTGAAGTCGGAAAATGCCTTAAGTAGTTTTATTCCTGAATCAGGATCACTGTGTCGCTCAATCGTTTCTGCTGTAGACTCTTTACTAAAATCATTCCGATTGATTACAGGCTTTCTCGTATTTCGTTCAATCTTCCAAACCTTCCACGTCACAACTGCCATTGTGGTGAGGAGGGTTGTTTTGTATAGTGCGTTCATTTGTAATTCCTCCTATTAAGTTGTTTGTTTTTCTCCTAAAAACTTATTAACAAAGTATTGTTGTCCTTTGCCTGTTACTTTTGGCGTCTTACTAATTGATGTGTGACCGTCTGAATGTGTGATTGATGTTTCTTTAATTTCGAATAACTCACGTTCCATTGAATACTGTGTAGGCATGTTGTAATCCACACCCTTGCGTTTAATAAGGAATCCGTTTTGACGTAACCACTCAAACAATCTGCGTTGCCCGATGTTTATACCGTTTTGTTTAATGATCTTTGCTAACTCTCCAACTAAAATTGATGTCTTAGTAGTAGCTACTGCATCTGCAAATACAATTTTTGGTTTATCACGTTCAATCTTTGTTTCTAATTGATTGATTGTGTTGTTAGCAATTTTTAAAGCACGTTGCATAATCATTTCTGGGCTATTCCATGCTTTTTCAACTTGGATGAAATATTGTCTTGCACGTTTACCAGGTTCACTACGTTGAATCATTGCGATTTCTTTTGCAGTGTCTAGTGTGAGTGCGTGGTCAATATAGTGAGTCATATTGCCTTGAGCTGTTGCTCTTTTTTGAGCGATAGCTGTGTAATCTGTATTTTCTTCAAATCCGTATTTAAGCATTCTTGGAAACCAATCTTTATATGCTGTCTTAACTTCTAATGCTTGATGAAGTTCTCGACCGCTGATTGCGATTTCTCCATTTTCTTTTTCTTGTATGTTGAACATTTCGCCGATGTTCGATTTTGTTTTTAATGCTTGCATTTTATTTCTCCTTTACATTAGCGATATCAACTTGTAGTGCATCGCATATTTTTTTTACTGTGAGGAAACCGGGATTTTTAACTTCTGTTTCGATAGATCGAATTGTCGAGTTTTGTAATTCCGTTAGCTTCGCTAGTTGATAGCGTGTTATCCCCTTTTCTTCTCTCAATTCTTTTAAGTTCAGCATCTTACCACTCCTTATTGTCCATAACGATATTTCGTTATATAATTAATCCAACCCCACTACACTGGGAGGTGATTTCCTTGCTTATGCGAGGTTTTAAATCATCCTGTGGTTTTATAGGTTAGTAAGTCTAAATTAGAACATCGTTTGTTGTGTTCCACAGTCAACCAAGAGACGTTAACTAGGGTATGCGTACTAGAAGGTAGTAACTTTTAGGACGCTAGACTTTGACGGAAAACCTAAGCACCATACAGGGCTGGGGACGATACCAGCAAAAATTGTGCTGTTAGTCGTAGTAATTAGAACCGAACAAAATTTCCGTAACACATACCTTCTACGACAAGGTGTGTGTTTTTTTATTGGAAACAAAATGTTTGTAATGCTTGCATAATATTTATGCTCCTTTCGTGTATAATGTTGTTATCAAATATTTAAGGTGGTTATTCTTATGGAATTCATACAATCTACTTTGTTTTCAAACGTTGTAGCTTTTCTAGCTTTAGGTCTATCTGCATACTCAATTTTTTATACTCGTTCTCAAAATAAGTTCAGTTTTGTTATTAGCGATCTTAATTTCTACTATGAAAATAATTTTGTAGAATTAAATTTTGTCGTCGCTAATGACTCGTCTAGAACTCATACTTTAGAAGAATTAATATTTTTAGATAAAAACAAAAATGTTTTAACACCTATTAACGTAGTATTGGAATCTGATGAATATTCATCTCTCGGTATATATAATCCAAGTTATTTGCATGCTCCAATCGATAAACAATTAGATAAACCAGAAGTTATGATAGCTAATTCGTCATCAGAGTTTTTATATAAATTCGAATTAGAACCTGCGTTTATAAAGATTGTTTCTAATCAACGAATAAACAAACTTAAAAAGTATAAGTTAATCTCTACCGATTCTTACGAGCATAATTAATATCGCTAAATTCATGAAAAAGTGAATTGCTAGTAGTGTGTTGGTCAGCATCATTTTGTATCTTCCTTTCGTGATTTTTGAATAACTTTTATTCAAATTGTTACTTCATAATCTTTTGTTGAGTAATAATATTTTTAATAACCTCAACATCTTGGTCGTCGAGTTGTAGCTCGGCGGCTTTTTTACTAAATTGTCCATCAATAATTCTGTTGATTTCGTGCCACTGTGCGGGTGTGAATTGCTTTCTAAATTCTAAAAATTGTTTGATTGTTTGTTCCATTTGTTGTTCCTCCTTTATTCGAAATCATCGATAGTTAATTCTGAAACTCTCTTTTCATAGATGTATAAATAATAGTTTTTGATTTCTCGATAAACTTTTGCTGCTAGGTTGTATTCACTTTCACTCAAGTCTGAATTAAGTGTCACTCCAAAAATTGATAATGTTAATTTTCTAATATGGTCATGAACATCTTGTACATAAGCTTTTTGATGAATTGATTCGAAGCCATGCTGATACTTTTTTAGCGGAATCGGATGATTGAGCTTCCTCAATCTTCCTAGCGACAAATCTTTTGCGAAATTGAGTTTTTTATTGATTTCTTCTAAATCGTCATTATTGATTCTTACTTTACTGAAAATTGCACCTGAGCTGATTGGTTTCTCGCCTTTTATAGCATTTCTAACTTCTTTCGCTATAATTTCTTTCAACTCTTCTTTGGTTAACGTGATTTGTTCCATTGTGTCCTCCTTTTAAGATGTTTGTTTTTGTTCTGTTGACATTTTGGAAACTCTATAAGTAAAAAAAATACCGCACTTATCTTGTGGCAATTCTAGTACTTCAATTACTTTTGCTAAATCGTCAACATTAATTCTAATATGCCCGTTTTCTTTTTTTGAATAAGTTCCTGGTGTCATTCCTAATTTTTTTGCCATATCAGAAATCGAAATGCCTTTAGCAATGCGTTCAGCTTTCATTCTTTTGACGTTGAACTCATACATTTGCTCACCTCCGTTTTTTGAAGTTAACTCAATACTAAACCTAAGTTTCCTAATTGTCAACAAAAATCTCGAAAAATATTTTTTATTCTTTTAAAATGCTAGTTGTTTCCTATATGGAAAAGTGTTATTATACTGTTATAAATAAAACGGAGGTAAATTTGAAATGAGAACTTCAGCGGAAATAGGTAAATTAATCAAACAACTACGAAAAGAGAATAATGTGAATTTAACTGATTTTGCAACTAAGATAGGTGTCAATAAATCTACCTTATCCCGATATGAAAACGGTAGCAGAAAAATACCTATGGAGGATATAGCTGAGATTGCCAATGCATTGAAAGTTACCCCAGAATATTTACTATTAAAAAATAGACAAACAGAAAACGAAGTACAACATCGTGCAGCTCATTTAGAAGGAGAATTAACTGATGACGAGTGGCAAAGAGTTTTAGATTATGCAGATTATATAAGAAGTAAACGTAAGTAAAGGATGTATCAGATGGGATTATATGAAGAAACTTTAATACAACATGATTATATTGAAATAAGAGAGGCTGATGTGCTTCCAGATAATTTAGACGGGGTATGGTTAGGAGATTTAATTTTAATAAAGCGTGGTTTATCAGATAGAGAAAAGGCAGGAATTCTCTTCGAAGAATTAGCACATAATAAACTTACATACGGTGATATAGCTGATTACTCGAAATTCAACAATCGCAAGTTTGAAAATTACGCAAGACGACACGGCTTTATCTCAGCAGTCCCGTTACGCGAAATTGTGGAAGCTTATAATTATGGCGTACGTAACTTGTATGAGTTGTCTGAGTATCTACAATTAAGCGAAGAATACATATTGGAGGCGATAGAACAATATAAGAAGATATACGGTATTGGTACTCACTACGGCGAATATTCAATTACATTTGAGCCGTTGCGAGTTTTTAAATATAAAGAAATATAAACAAAGGAGAAATGAAAATGAGAAAATATAATTTTGATAAATTCTTCTTATATATGGCGGTACTGTCATTACCAATAGTCATATTTTTTCCATTAATGTTAAGCATCCCAATCATCTTTTTTATTTTTTCAATAAGAAAGAAGGAAGATTAATAGTGCCTGTGTGGCGTGAGGAGGATGAGGGATGGAAAGAAATTCCACCAAAAAAAGTAGCAAAGATAAAATATTAAAAGCTGTAAATAACTTTGAAGAGGTTTGCAATAGCGGAAAATTCAAATTTAAATATTTGGATGACTGGCTTTTTACAAAATCAATAATTTTTAAAAATGAAACAACCTTAACTAACCAAAAAAACTTTAAAGTGTATCCAAGAGGTACTATTGTATACGCTAAACTTGGTGTTAACATTGGTTCTGAATTCTCAGGGAATCATTTTTGCGTCGTTTTAAATAAAAATGACAACAAACGCAATGAGCTAATTACTATAGTTCCACTTACTTCAAAAGACACCAAATTTTCTTTAAAATTACAAGAGAATTTAATACTAAAAGCTTTAGAAAAAATGAAAACTGACCACAAAACTTTACGATTCGATTTGGATAGAATAAAAGAAATGCACGCAAGATCCACAAAAGTAAAAAACTTAAATTCAGCAATCGAAAAAGAACTTGATGAGATTGAAAATAATTATATGCAACTCGCAAAAATAATTGAGCGTTACGAAAGGTTTGTAGGCAAACAAACTTATGCAATTCCATCTCAAGTTATCACTATCAGTAAAAAAAGAATAAGCACACTTAATGATTACGATCCAACTGGCCATATATCTTTCAATGAAGAAACTTTAAAAATTATAGAAGATTTTATGAAAGCTAACATTTTATCATAATTATCTTTACTTTTTATCGTTAATCTATTATAATCAAGATATAAATTTCCGGTAACCAATCCGGCTTAAAATCATATTTCCGGTAACCAATCCGGCTGGCCAGATGTTAATTCATCTGGTCTTTTTTTATACATTTTTATCGGGTAGCCCGCCTACCCTTATTATTTTTTGCCAATTTTGAGGAGGGAGAAGTAAAATGCCAGTATATAAGGATGATAATACAGGTAAATGGTATTTTTCCATTAGATATAAAGATGTATACGGTAATAACAAACGTAAGATGCAACGCGGTTTTTCAACTAAGCGTGAAGCTAAGAGAGCAGAGGCTATTTTTTTGAATGACGTAAACGAAGGATATAGTGATTCGAAAACATTTGATTATGTTTTTCATCACTACTTAGAAAATAGCGATTTGAGACCTAAAACAAAACGACGCAAACAAAATGAATATCATAAACACTTTAAAGCTAAGTTCGGGCACATAAAAATGAATAAGATAACACAAAATCAATGCCAAGAGTTTCGTAAATATCTAATAGAGAATGTAGCATCAACAAATTCTGCTCGTACAATTTGGTCAGGTTTTAAAGTTGTAATTAATTATGCCAAAAAATACTTTGGATTACGTACAGATCCAACAATATCAATTAAACCTATTCCGCGTGTAAAACCAAAACCTAAGTTTATGATGCGTGAAGAATTTGAAGAAAGAATCAAAGACATTGAAGAGCAAGATTACAGAGAGTTATTTACATTAATGTTTTATACAGGTTTGAGGATTGGCGAAGCTATGGCGCTTGTTTGGACAGACTACAATAAATACAAAAAAGAGATATCCATAAATAAAACAATGGACATCTCTAATAGAACTATATATCCGAGACCAAAAACAGATAGTTCAGAGGATATTGTTCCTTTACCTAAATTCATCAATACAATGTTAACTGAACGACACCAACGTGAAAAAGAGTTAAACAAATATTTTGATGAACGTAGTTATTTTATTTTCGGAGGAATGGCTCCCAAACATTACAGTCATGTTCAAAAGAAATTCCAAAAAGCTTTCCCCCATTATAACATTCACGCGTTAAGACATTCTTATGCATCTTATCTTGCAAATAATGGTGTAGATATTTTCGTTTTACAGTCACTTATGAGACATGCTCAAATCACTGAAACGATGGGCACTTACAGCCATTTATATACTCAGAAAAAACACGATGCAATAGCCATTTTTGACAAGTAA